GTCGCCAACTGGCGGATTGGAGGGCGTGATCCGCCCGGCTGATCTATAATCGGGATTGGACGAATTCATGACTGCGGCTCAATTTTATGCCCGGCTGCTCGCCCTGCTGCAGGAATCAGGTCTATCGAAGGCCGAAAAGATCGAACTGCTGGAGCACGCCGTGGAATTTGTGCACGAGGAAGCCGCGGTAAAGGTGATCTGGGGGTCGAAACCGCCGAAGAAGATGCGAGGGACGAGGCCAGCTTAAGCTGGTTGTCGTCGAAATCGAAGTCACTGCGGGCGGTCAAACCGGCTTCAAAACACTGAAAAACACATTCACCCCGCCTCGTTTTCATTTCAGGCCTCCCGGAACCCGCTGATTCCAATCGCAAAAAAGCTATTGACACGCTGGTAGCGAGATCGCTTATCGTTACGGCAGATCAGCGGGTCCGGCCAGCACACCGGGTGTGAAAGCGGCGAGCGCGAGTGACGATACCCGACTATCAAATCCCCAAACACCTGCCCGAGAATCCCAACGCGAAGATCCAGGTGGTTTTCGCCGACAGCGGAAGGGATGCTCTCGTGGCCAATCCGGCGGCGGTCCGGGCGATGTCGCGGTGCCATATGCTGAACGGCGAGATCAACAAGCACGGCTACCTGAAATTCGTGCGGCTGCTGGTCTCGATTCGGGAGGCCTACCGGATCAAACACGCGACGGAGGGCGAAGTGCGGTTGCCGCGGCAGGCCATCACGAAGTTCCGGCAGGCCAAGGGCGCCAAGCGGTGGGCCTGGCGTCCGGATAACGCGCAGTGCGGCCGAATGGGCGGCGTGGAGTCGATCTTTGTCTGATCGGCGCTACGAGGCTGGTTTGCATGAGACATGAACGTGGGAATTGCAAAGTGATCATGCGCGATGGCGCGCTGCTGCCGGGCATGACGATGCCGGCGCTCAGCCCGCCGCCTCCGGACCCGCACCCAGATAAGCGGGTTCAGGCGATGCGGGACGCGTGGGATATGCGCATCATCGGTTGGGATGGGGTATGGCCGGATGGCGTGCGGCCGCGTTTCCTGACGCGCTATGCCGGCATGCAGTTGGGGCGCGAAGCGGCGTGACACCGGAACAGATGCGCATTATCGAAGCCCTCCAGTTGCCGCGCGGGCTGGCCGTGCTCGCACAAGAGAAGAGCTGCGGGGTTGGTATTCGCGGCCGCAAAATCAAGCAACCGCGGGCGGCAGCCTGACGAGACGCGGTTTCATCTCCTTCGTTTTCCAATATGAGCGCGAGACCCATCCCGCCCGCCATGGCGCGGCACATCGAGGTCTGGCCGACGGAACGCCTGCGCGCCTACGACCGCAATGCGCGGACGCACTCTCCCGAGCAGGTGGCGCAGATCGCAGCCTCGATCCTCGAATTCGGCTTCCTGAATCCGATCCTCGTGGACTCCAGCACCGGGATTATCGTCGCCGGCCACGGCCGATTGCTGGCTGCCCGGAAGCTGGGGCTCGCCGAGGTCCCGGTGGTGGTTCTGGATCACCTCAGCGAGACCCAGCGGCGGGCCTACGTACTCGCGGACAACCGGCTGGCGCTCAGTGCCGGCTGGGACGAGGCGCTGCTGGCAGAGGAATTGCGCGGCCTCGAAGCAGAGGGCATGGACCTCGCGGTAGCTGGGTTTTCCGATGCCGAATTGGAGGCTATCTTGCGAAATTCGCAAGATGGCCCGGTTGAGCCAGAAGCCGTCGAGGACGAAATCCCGGAGCAGCCGGCAGATCCGGTCACCCGGCCGGGCGACCTGTGGTTCATTGGGGGCCATCGGCTGATCTGCGGTGATTACCGCGAGCTCTCTATTGTGCGGAAGGTTCTGGACGGCGCCAGTGCCAATTTGGTGATCACGTCGCCGCCCTACGCCTCGCAGCGCGCGTATGATCCGGCCAGTGGCTTCAAACCGATCCGGCCGGAAGAATATAGCGCGTGGTACTCCGCCGTGGCCGCCAACATCGCGGCGATTCTGGCGTCCGACGGTTCCTACTTTCTCAATGTCAAGGCACATGCGGACGCGGGCCAGCGGAGCCTTTACGTGATGGACCTGGTTATTGCGCACGTGCGGCAGTGGGGCTGGTGGTTTATCGACGAGCTGTGCTGGCGCAAAACCGACAACGGTGTGCCGGGAGGTTGGGGCAACAGGTTTAAGAATGCTTTCGAGCCAATTTTCCACTTCACGGCTCCGGAGGCGCAGATCAAGTTTCGTCCCAAGCGCGTAGGCCATGAATCGGAAGACTGCTTCGATTACAGCCCCAACAACCCGAAATCCACCTCGGGCAGCGGTCTGCTGGGTACCGGCCCACGTGGCGCGGCCGCGGATCACGGGCGCAATCATGATGCGTGGCAGAACTGCCGATCCAGTTTCGACAACCTGGAGGGCCGATTTACCGGCATCGCGCGGCCCTCGAATGTAATCGAGGTGAAGACGGAGAGCAGCCAGGGAAGCCACTCCGCGCCTTTTCCGAGGGCGCTGGTAGAGTTCTTCGTGAAAGCCTACTCCGATCCCGGAGACCTGATTTGCGATCCGTTCCTTGGCAGCGGGACCACGATCGCGGCGGCGCATGCGCTGGACCGGATCGGCTGTGGCTGCGAGATTTCGCCGGCCTACTGCGACGTGATTGTGCGCCGGCTGATGAACCTCACCGGCGAGATGCCGATGCTTGCCGGCACCGGCGAGAGCTTCCCCGCAGTAGCGGCCGCGCGCGGGATCGGTACCGAACCGCTGGTGGAAATCAGCCGCGCGGACCGCAGACACAAGAGAACGGCGCCCCGATGTTCGTGAAGAGCGGCTGGATTCGATGAGTATGGCCAGCAGCATTTTGGAAAAGCTCCGGAAACTGGCAGTCCAGATCTGGCCGATTGACCGCCTGCTACCCTACGCACGGAATGCGCGGACGCATTCCGACGAGCAGGTGGCGCAGGTGGCCGCCAGCATCCAGGAATTCGGATGGACGAATCCGATCCTGGTCGGCAGGGATGGCGTGATCATCGCCGGCCACGCGCGCCTGGCGGCCGCGCGGAAGCTGGGTATTGCCGAAGTTCCAGTCATCGTCCTGGACCACCTGACGGAAACGCAGCGGCGCGCCCTGGTCCTGGCCGACAATAAGCTGGCGCTCAACGCCGGGTGGGACGAGGAAATGCTCCGCGTGGAGCTGGAAACGCTGAAGGAGGACGACTTCGACCTGGGTATCGTCGGCTGGAGCAACGAGGAGTTGGACGTGCTCCTGACCGATCCAGAGCACACGAACGAGGGCCTCAGCGACGAAGACGCTACGCCCGACGTGCAGGAGACCGCCATCACGGTTCCAGGCGATGTATGGGTCCTGGGCAACCACCGGCTTCTGTGCGGCGATGCCACCCAGATGGAATCCGTGGAGAAGGCGATGGCGGGCGGGCTGGCCGACATGGTGTTCTGCGATCCGCCGTACAACGTGAACTACGGCCAGACGATGAAGGACAAGCTCCGCGGCAAGACTCATCGGAAGATCGCGAACGATAACCTCGGCGATGGCTTCGAGCAGTTTCTTCGCGATGCCTGCGTGAACCTCCTGGCCGTGACCAAAGGCGCGATCTACATCTGCATGTCGTCGTCGGAATTACACACGCTCTACCGCGCCTTCACCGAAGCGGGCGGGCACTGGTCCACATTCCTGATTTGGGCGAAGAACGTCTTCACGATGGGGCGCGCGGATTACCAGCGGCAATACGAGCCGATGCTCTACGGGTGGAAGGATGGCGCGGATCATTACTGGTGCGGCGCGCGCGATCAGGGAGACGTCTGGTTCGTGAAGAAGCCGCACCGCAACGATCTTCATCCGACGGCCAAGCCCGTCGAGTTGGTGGAACGCGCCTTGCGCAACTCCAGCAAGGGCCGGGACACGATCTTCGATCCGTTCGGCGGCTCCGGCACAACGCTGATCGCGTGCGAGAAGGCGGGGCGGCAGGCACGGCTGATCGAGTTGGAGCCGCAGTACTGTGACGTGATCATTCGCAGATGGCAGCAATTCGCCGGGCAGCAGACGCGGCATGAGGAATCCGGGCGCACCTTTGACGAAGTGGCTGCCGGGAATGGCATGGAAAATAAGCAGTGAACGTGCTGGCGACACCTTCGGGGCGTGAGCGGCTACGCGACGTCCTGCTGGGGGATTTCGATGGCGATGCGGTAGTCGCCGCCGACTCCCTGCGCCCACACGATGTACCGCCAAGGGCAGAGGCCGGCATCCTCGCCGCGCTCCAGGCGGTGCATCCGGCCGTGCATGTCGCTGGCGGCCAGTTCCCAGGCTTCGCTAATCGTAGAGGCGACGGCGACCGGCGCGTAACGGCCTTCTTCGTCTTCGGCGATCAACATCGCCAGGCCCAGCGGCGTATCGGGCTGGAGGGGAATCGCAAAGCCGTTGTAGGTTTTGGGCTGCTTCCTGGTTCCTGCCATGTGTTTGGTTCCTTGCAATACGATTCATTGCTCGGGCGCAGCTGGAAAGCAACGAAATAGTCGCGCACTGAAGCAGAAGAGCCGCCCACATCCGGGGCGGCAATCCTGCGGTGAAGTCGCTTACAGAATGCGGTAGGCCCTTTCGCCCCCGGCGTTCTTACTCGACTCGACTTTGAGACCCATGCGCTTCGTGATGGTTCCGCTGATGAAACCCCTGATGGAGTGTTTTTGCCAGTCCGTGGCCTTGCCAATCTCGGCTAGCGTTGCGCCATCCTTGCGGCGCAGCATGTCCAGCACGATGGCCTTCTTGCTGCCCTCGCGCGCCGTGGGCGTGCCGTCCGCGGCCTTCGCCGCCTTGGTCGCCATGGCCTTTTTCGGCGCGCCCTTGGCCGCCTTGGGCGCGGTGGGGGCGGTTTCCGTGGCGGCGGCCGTCTCCGGCGCGGCGGGCGCGTCCAGTTTCTGGATGGCCTTCCAGATCCGCGCGACCGCCGTTTTCCGATCCGTGAACTTCTTGAGCGGCTTCAGGTCGGCGCCAAATCCGGCAACTCCGGCAAAGGAGTTCCAGACGTTGACCAGCCGGTCGGCCGGCCAGTTGGCGGCGAGTTTGGCCAGATCTTTCTCGCTGGCGAATTGTTCCTGGCCTTCCGGGATCTGTCCGGCGGCCGGGAAGGCCGTGATGGTTTCATCTTTGTCGATCGCAAAAAGTCGCATGGCTGTCCTTTCTATTGCTCGTGTGCGGGGCGGCGCAGGCGGGCCGCCGACCGGATGCGAACCTCGCGTCCGGTTACCAGATTCGTTCCACGCCAGCCGCTGTAGGGCGACTCGCCGGTGATGCGCACCTTGGTCAGCATGCCGCTGACCTTGACGATGTAGGTCGATCCGATTTGCACGTCCTGGCGCTTCATAGCATTTCATTCATTGATCGGTTCCCACCGAACATCAAGCTCAAAGTTCTCGGAGATTCGGCGGAAAAGATGAGCGCCCGAAGGGAAGGCGATTGACATGGCTCGCGGAGTAGATCAGATCCAAGCGGACCTCGATGCGCTGAACGCGGCCAAGGCGCGGCCGGAGAAGATCGTCCAGTTTCCCGACGGTCGCCGGGTTCAGTACCGCGATATGGACGAACTGCTGAAGGCGATCGCGGCGACCGAAGAGGAACTGCGGAAAGCCAGTGGCGCGACCGGGAGCCGCGTCCGCTTCGCACAACACAAGCGCGGCGACGGCCCCACGGGACCGACGCTTTACGACCGGTGGTAGGAAGCCATGATCCATTGCGAGCATTGCGAAAACCTGGCTACCGAGATTCGGGAGACGCGCTCGATGGTGGAGCGCCTGGTGGCGGAAACGGCTGCCACCCGCACCGTCGTGGAAAGCATGCAGAAGACGCTGCTCGGCAATGGACAACCCGGCCGGTGCGCGGAGCACGGCGAACGGCTTGCGCGGATGGAGCGATGGCGATCCTGGCTCACGGGTGCCTTGGGCGTTTTGGGCGTCCTCTGGGCCGCCGCTATCACGGTCTTTGCGGCGGTCGTAGCGGAAAGGATGAAGCGATGAACACCAGCGATATCGCCGAAGTGTTGGACGGCGCGCCCAGGCAAGGCGCTGCGGTGGACGATCCGGAAGGCTTGCGGCATGTGGTCTTCAGCGACACCGCAATGCAGAGAATCACTCGGGAACTTCGCTTGGCTGCGTCCGAACGACCCCACGTGGAGTCCTTCGGTGCCTCACAGGAGCGCAAATGAGGATCGTTCGCCGGATATTCCGATTGCTGTGCGATCGCTGGCGCGGCACGGCACCGAAAAGCCTGTTCGATCTCGCCAGGGAGCCGCGCCCGAAATCCAAGCTCCCGACTTCGAAGCTTTACGTGATCGAGGCCGATTTCGAGATTTCGCCGGATGCCTATGACGCGCTCCAGGCGCATCTCGATTTGCTGCGCGCCAAGTATGGCCTGGACTTCATGATCCTGGAGCCTGGATTCAAGCTGAAACGGTTCGATGACTACTAATTCGACGCCGGAATCCGCTGTCCCGCTGCTGCGCCGGGACTGGACTGCCCGTTCGGCTTCATCCGGCCGATACGCCGTCCAGCGCACGGTGGCGGAACTCATCGACGGCTATCGCCGCCGCCATGCGGAGCGGTTCCGCTACGAGGGTGCCAGCGCCGGCCGCCGCGCATACGGTTGGTACGCCGCATCGACCGATGCCAACGTCGAGCTGATGGGATCGCTCATCTGGCTGCGCAACCGCAGCCGCGACCTCATCCGCAACAACCCCTATGCGGCGAATGCAGTCACGGTCCTGGCCGGCAACGTGGTCGGAACCGGCATCGTGCCGAAGGCGAAGACGGGCGACCCAGGGCTCGACAAGATTATCGATGGCGAGTGGCCGTATTTCGCGGAGGCCTGCGACACTCCGCAGCGCCTCGACTTCTATGGCATGCAGACGCTGACCGTCCGCACCATGGCCGAAAGCGGTGAATCGATCATCCGGTTCCGGCCGCAGCCCGCGGATTTCGGGTTGCGCATCCCGCTCCAGCTTCAGATGCTCGAAGCGGATTTCCTCGATCAGGCGCGCACGATGGGACTCGTGAACGGCCATGTCATGGAAGGCGTGCAGTTCGACGAGAAGGGCCGGCGCGTGGCCTACTGGCTGTTCAGCTATCACCCAGGCGGCGTGCTGATCCTGAATCCGCGCGGCGGCATTGTCAGCCAACCCGTGCCGGCCGAGCAGATCATGCACGTTTACCAGGTGCTCCGGCCTGGCCAGGTTCGGGGCGTGCCGTGGCTCGCGCCCGTGATGATGGCACTCCGCGACCTGGACGATTACTGCGACGCAGAGCGCGTGCGGAAGAAGGTGGAGGCCTGCGTGACGGCGTTCGTGACGCAACCCGAGGGCGCCGACGGAGAGCCGATGGGAATCGCCGGGACCGATCCGTCGAGCGGGCTGCCGGTGGAGAGCTTCCAGCCCGGCATGGTCGAGTATCTGAAGCCCGGCCAGGAGATCAAATTCAACAACCCGACGCCGGCGGGCGGTTACCGCGAGTACAAGATGACCGAGTTGCAGGGCATCATGGCTGGCATCGGTCTACCCTATGAACTGGGCACCGGCGACATGTCGCAGGTGAATTACTCGTCCTGGCGCGGCGGGATGCTGGGCTTCCGCAACACGGTGGAGAACTACCGCTGGTTGACGCTGATTCCGCTATTCTGCATGCCCGTGTGGCGGCGGTTCATCGATGTGCTCGTGCTCCAGGGAAAGATCCCGGCGTCGGCCGATGAAGATCCCAAGATTAACCTCCGCACGGTGCAGTGGACGGCGCCGCGGTTCGAGTCGGTCGATCCGGTGAAGGATGCCGAGAGCGTGCTGAAAGACGTGCGCATGGGCCGGAAGACGTGGTTCGAAGCCGTGCTGGAAAACGGCTACGACCCGACCACTCAGCTCGAGCACATCGCACTGTTTAACAAGCTTGCCGACAAGTTCGAGATCATCCTCGACATTGACCCGCGCAATGTTACGCTGCGTGGGCAGGAACAGCCCGCCAACACCGAGGAGCGAACGCCGAGCAGCAAGGCTGCGCCCGCGCAAACCGGACCGGCAAAGAAGAAAGCCACCGCTCTCTCCGACGAGGATCTGACGATGGTGAAGGAACTGCTCGTCGCGGGAATCTCGCGGAACACCACCTGGGAATCAACATCCCGGCTCTACCAGGGATAAATCCAAACCGAAGGGAGATGCACTTATGCAGGGAGACCCGAACGTGAAGGCCGGGCTGCAACGCCTCGTTGCCGCACTGCTGGACCTGATGTGCCAGTACATGCTGGACGCGATCAATACGAAGCGGCTCGGACTGAGCATTGGCGACGGCCTGGACGAGTTGTGCGGCCAGTGCGGAACCGATCTCAAGGATCTGGTGAAGTGGCTCTATTTCCTCGAGGCCCAACCGGAGATTGGCGCCGCAAAAGCGCACGCGACCGTGGCCCAGGTCCTCACCGATGCAACGACCGCGGAAACCGCCTTCGTGGCCGCCGTGAATCAGCTTGCGGACGTGGCGCTCAAGGCGGGCGACATGGCCGTTTTTCACGGCCTTCAACACCTTGCCAAGTTCCACACGATCGGCGGCGGCGTGGTCGGCTCGACGGATCGCACCGGACACATCGCGTGGCTCCAGAAGCAGGACTGGCAGGTCCGCGAGTTCGGCGAAAAGGATTACGAGGCCACGAAGGCGTAACAGGAGGGCACGATGCCGCTACTCGAAACTGAAACCTCGAAACCTGCCGCTGCGGAACCGGTGATCACCGCGGCGGAAGCGGCGGCCGCGACCCCGCCGCCCGCCCAACACGATACGGAAATCTTCACCGCCGATGCGCACGTCGTGCCCAGCACCGCCAACACGAAAGACGGGACCATCGACGTGGTCTGGTACAGCGGCGCCTATGTGCCGCGCGTCGACCGATCGACCGGCGAGCCGTACATGCTCAAGCTCGATATGTCCGGCTGCCGCATGGATCGCCTGAACAACGGCGCGCCGGTTTTCGACACCCACTTCACCGGCGACGATTTCAAGTCGCTGATCGCCGGCAAGGTGGGCACGCGCGCGCAAGTGGGCGTCGTCCGGCGTGCCTGGGCGAACGGCGACAAGGGGATGGCCACGTTGCAATTCGATCTCGGCGATCCCGACGGCGCCGAGATGTTCCGCAAGGCCAGCTCCGGTATCCTCCAGAATCTCAGCTTCGGCACCTTCGTTTACAAGCGCGACAAGGTCGACCCGCAGACGCTTCAAACCGAAGCTCCGAACCGCAGTTTTCCAGAGGGCAAGCCGCCGTACCTGAACGACAAGGAAATCGGCATGTTCAAGGCCACCGACTGGGAGCCGTTCGAAATCTCCCCGTGCACGGTTCCCGCCGATTTCAATACCGCGTTCCTCAGCGCGGAACCCACGGGAGAAATGATCATTGTCGGCACGCCGGAGCCCGGCGTGATCGATGCACTTCGGGCAATCAGCCCACAAAAGGAGAAACCTGCAATGCCGGAAACGACCACGCAGGAAACGGGCGTGGATGCCCGTCCAGTGAACGAACAGGCTCTGGCCGCCGCGCGGGAACAGGCGGTCCAGGCCGAACGGCAGCGCGTCAGCGAGATTCAATCGCTGAGCGCCACCGCAACCAAACACGGCATCGACGGCTCCGTCATTAGCGCGTTCCTCGCCAAAGGCGTATCGGCCGATCAAGCCCGGAAGGAACTGTTCGACCGGCTCGCCGACCTGGGAGGCCGGACCGTGCCTCCGGGTCCGGGGCAGAAGGGACAGGAGTTCAATCCGCCTTCGGAGCAAGTGACCTTCGGCCGCGATGCTTTGGAAACGCGTCTCTCCTGCATGCAGGCAGCCATGCTCCTGCGCGCCGACGCCCGCTTCTTCCTGGGGCGGCACCAGGACCACAATGGCAACCTCGGCGAATATCTCGACGGCTGCGGCCCCGAGCAGCAGCGGCGCGCCGAGGAGATGGCCCGCGACTACCGCAATTTCAAGCTCGTCGACATGGCCAAGGAATACCTTCAGATGAAGGGGGTTCCCGTGCGCGGCTTGGACGTAACGCGGATTGCGGAACTGGCGCTCCAGGCTCCCTCGCGCAACGTGGAGTTCTTCGAGGGTGGCGCCGAATCGACCTCCGACTTCCCGGCGATCCTGGCTAACGTCGCCAACAAGACCCTGCGCCAGGGTTACGAGGCCTACGCGCGCACCTTCCAGCCGTTCTGCCGGCAGGTGACCGCGCAGGACTTCAAGCCCATCAACCGCGTGCTGCTGGCCGATGCCCCCGTCCTCCAGGCGATCAACGAAAAGGGCGAGTACCACCGGGCGCAGCTCACCGACAACAACATCAGCTACAAGCTGGGCACCTACGGCGAGATCGTGGCCATCACGCGCAAGGTCATCATCAATGACGACCTCCAGGCGTTCACCCGCGTCCCCGCCCTGCTGGGCGTGGCTGCGGCGCGGCTCGAGTCGGACACGGTGTGGGGCATCATCACCTCGAATCCGGCGGCGATCTACGCGGGCGACAAAACCTCGACGGCGTTGTTCCATGCCAATCACGGCAACCTGCTGACCGGCGGCGGCAGCAGCATCGATCCCACGGCGAACGCCGGCAATCCGGCGGGTACCGGTCCGCTGGCGGCGCTGGCTGCCGGCCGCAAGGCGTTGCGCTTGCAGAAGGGACCGCAGGGCACGCCCCTCAACATCACCCCGAGGTTTATCGGGGTGCCGACGGCGCTGGAAACCTACATGCTGCAGCTCGTCTATCCGATCAACATCGCCTCGGCGACCGCCGCAGCCGTGGTGCCCGACTGGGTGCGCAGCCTGGTGCCGGTGGTCGAGCCGCGTCTCGATGCGGTGGCCGGTGGCGGCACGGCGTGGTACCTGATCGCGGACCCAGCGTACATCGACACCGTGGAGTACTGCTACCTGGAAGGGCAGCAGGGCGTGTACATCGAGACCAAGCAGGGCTTCGAGATCGACGGCGTCGAGATCAAGGCGCGCATGGACTTCGGCGCGGCGGCCATCGATTACCGGGGCCTCCAGAAGAACGCCGGTGCGTAGAGCGCGGCGGGCGTAGCGAAACCACAGCACACCGGGGCGGTGCTGACCGCCCCGGAATCGTAGACAAGGAGATCCCAAACATGCAGAATTACATTCAACGGGGGAGTACCCTCACCGTGACCGCGCCCTATGCGTTGCTGAGCGGCGGCGGTTGCCAGGTGGGCAACATCTTCGGCGTGTCGGTGAATAACCAGAGCCTGGGCGATTCGACCGAGTTGGTGGTTGAGGGGGTGTTCGATCTCGCCAAAGATGGCAGCACGTTCACCTCGGGTGCCAAGGTCTACTGGGACAACACCCAGCAGTTGGCGACCGCGAATACGCTGACCGCTGCTGGCGCGGCGAACAAGGAAATCGGCTTCGCCGTGCTGGATCAGGCCAATGGCGTCGCTGCGCCTGGCGGCCAGGCGGCCGACCCGACGGTGCGCGTGCGGCTCAACCCGCTCAGCTTCGGTCCCGTGCAGGCGTCCGATACCGATCCTTCCGTGCTTCAGAAGGCGGTCGTCACCCTGACGGCGGCGCAGATCATGGCCATGTATGGCACGCCGCAGAGCATTTTGCCGGCGCCGGCTGCCGGGCAGGTACTCGTGATCGACCAGATCATCGCGCAGATGAAGCCGGGCGCCACGCAGTTCACTGGCGGCGGTGCGGTGACATTCCAATATCACGGGACCGCCATCGTGCCGCACTCGGGGAACATCCCCTCCGCGACCGTCACCGCTGCCGGCGGCAGCGAGAACGTGGTGCCGCCGCCCACGGGCACGATCCAGCCGCCCGCAGCGACCGGCCTCGACATCACCAATGCCACGGCCGCCTTCGCCACCGGCAACGGCACACTCGTGGTGACGGTGTTCTACTCCATCATCACGCTTTCGTAGCGGCTCGCCGCTCAAAACGGGGCGGCCGCCGCGCCGCCCTTTCCTGTCCCTATGGCCGATTGGCCCACCATCAACGCCAGCGTCAATGCGGTGATGATCGCTACCTTTGGCGTGCCCGCCACATTCACGCCTCAGGACAGCGCCGGAGGGTGGCTTGCCCCGCAAACCATCCTGGGAATCGTCATGCGCCCGGCGATGCCGGAGGATTTCCCTCCCGGTTATGGAACTGGTACCGCTAACCTGCGGTTCTGGGTCAACCTCGAAACGATATCTCCGCCGCCGCAGCACGGTGACCAGATCGCATTCAACAGCAAGGCTTACGTAGTACAGGAAGTGGATGTGGATATCGATGGCGGCGCGATTCTCAAGCTGAGGGCCATGTAGCAATGCTGAACGCCGCTCCCATCACGGACGCCATTGTCAGCGCACTCCAGGCCATTTCTGACTTGGCTGCGGCAATGACGGTGGTGGAATCGAACCAGCCGGTATGCCGGATCTACGCCCATCACTATCGCCTGGGCGCCGAATACCGCCTCGCCGAACGCATTTACAAAATGCCGGCGCCCTCGATGCTGGTCGCCTGGGACGGCGATCTGGGCGGCAACTTCAACGGCCAGACCATCTGGAAGCACCGCTTCAACGTGTATTTCCGCATGGGGAACGCGGCCGGCTTGAGCGAGCCAGTCGGGTACGAGGACCTGTGGTCGATCGTCTGTAACCAGCCACCCGCCGGCAGTGAGGTCAACATCCGGTACATGCAGCTGTATCCCGGCCTCGACATTATGGACACGCCGGGCGTGGCCCACGCGCTCGACGAGGACCTCCAGGACCGATTCGTGGGCACGTTTGTGATTCCAGAGATTGGAGATAACTGAGATGCCTGATCTGACGCAGGAGATGGCCGACGTGGCGGCGGCCATCGAGAAGATGGAGCACCAGGCCGCCGCGCCCGTTTCCCCGCCCGCGCCCGGCAAGGTCCGGTTGCGCCACCCAAACACTGGTGACGTCCAGGACGTCGATGCCGTCCCCGAGTCGATGATCCCTCTGATGGGGCGTGGCTACCAGCAGGTGAAGGAGTAAATCAATGCCCGCGAGAGTACAACAGCTTGTCCTCGGCCTCGGCAACAACAAGCAGAGCGCCATCGGATCGGCAGGCAGCACGTTCCTCCGCTTCAAGAAGCTGGACACGACGATCACGACACCGAAGCCGGTGTTCGAAAACGACGCCGCCGAAATCGGCAAGGGCCACGAGTTCATCACGCAGACGTTTCCGTCGCATTACGACGTGGCCAACCGGCTGGAGAAGTATGCCAGCGCGGAGTTCGTCACCTGGGCCTGCGCGTACGGCCTTGGCAACGTGGCCGTGACCGGGTCCAGCGCGCCTTACGCCTATACGATCCTGCCGATCGATCCCGGCACGACGCTCGAACTTCCGTACTTCTCGCTGGTCGAGCAGATCGCCGAGGGCGGCGGGAAGGCGGTCGATAACCTGTATGTCGGCTGCGCCATCGAGGACTTCACGTACCAGTTCTCGTATGGGCCTGGCCGGTCGTCCTCGAAGATGACCGTCAACTGGGTGGGCTCCGGCCTCCTCACGACGCCGTCGGGCATCACCGTGCCCGCGCTCACCATCGAGAACAACATGCTGGCGGCATCCATGTCGCTGTCCGTCAACGGCGTGGATTACGTCTCGACCAAGCGCATCCTCTCCGGCAGCATCGGGTGGAAGAACAACCTGCTGCTCAACGCGGGCTTCTATCCCGGCTCCGGCTTGCAGAACGGCCTCCAGGTGCGGGGACGTATGGAAATCGGCGCCCGCGTGCCGACGTTCCAGTTCACCGCGCGCCTGCTCTCGGGGTCCACCGAGTACAACACGCTCGTGCAGCAAACCACCGGCACGGCGACGCTGTCGGTCCAGCACGACGCTGGCAATTCCGTCTCGTTCGCGTTCCCCAAGATGGCTTTCCAGGTCGTCGAGAACGCCGAAGCGGACGGCATCGTGGCGGTCACGGTGACCGGCGCTCCCCAGTACGACACGGTGAGCAGCACGGTCATGTCGGTCACCACGAAGTGCGGCATCGGCACTATCGCGCAGTAAAGAATCCAAAATCCAACACAGGAGTGGTCCATGTACGGCAGCATTCCCAACGAGGGCATCACCATCCGAGTGCCCAATCCGCCGAAGGCGGCTCGCGTCCGTCTCCCGACCAGCGACGAGATGCTGGGCCGCCTGGCACAGCAGAAGTCGATCCGGCGCACCATCGGCCGGCGCAAATCGCAGACGGAATACGTCCCGAATCCGAAGGCCGATCTTGCCTTGTTCAACCAGCTTCGGTTGGACAAGGACGGCCCGGAGTTCGACGAGTTCGAGGCGAGCAACGCGCTCTCGAAGCTCACGTACTGCGAGGTCACCGACTGCGAGCGCGCGGGCGACGAGTACCGCATTACGCTCAAGACGCCGTTCGGCGACACCACCCACACGATGCGCATTCCGACGCAGCGGGACGTGACCCTTTACCGGCGCACGGTCGTCTCGGCCACCGATCTTCCGCACGGCCAGGAGGAGCTGCGTTACCGCACGGAGCCCGCCATCGATCTCTACAACTCCGTGGTCACGAAGGCCGAGGGTTACGCCGATAGCCTCAAGATCGAGGACGTGCCGCCGCACCACAAATCCGCGGTCGTCGTCGAACTGGTGCAGGCCATCGACGATCTCGACCCGCAGATCGACCCAAACTCTTAGGGCCGGATGAGTGGCCGCATCCGGTCCCTCTCCGGCTCCTCATCCATCGGTCCATCCACCAGGAGGATCTTTGCGATGGCGGCGCGGACGGCCCGCGCGGCTGCCCGGATGCCAACGATGTGACGTGCGGGAAGTGCGGGCACCAGCACACGGTTGGGGACACCAATGCGCCTGGCGCCTGCCCGCATTGCGGCTCCTGGCAATACACCATCAATCGCTGCTCGCATTGCCGGCTGGACGACCTGGATCACGTGCGTTCGCACTCGGCCGCCGGCCGCCTGTTCGAGCGGGTCCTCGAACTGGAGTTCGATGCGGCCCACTTCAGTGTCCCCTGGAGCGACGTGACATCTGAGGAGGTGCGCGGGCTTCAGATCCTCAAGGAAGAACGCGAGCGCTACCAGCGAGAGCAAGCACGGAAGCCGCCGGTTGCGTCACCGTGAAGATCAGTCGGCATTCTCTTGACTGTCAGCCTTCCGCCGGTAGTCAGCGCCCGGCTCCAGGCGGCCATCGGGCATCACGCGCGTAATTCTCGCATTATTCTGCTTCATGAATTTCCGGCCGATGTTCAAGAACGACTCAAACGGTTCCGCGCTCTCTCCCTCGCACAAGATCCAGGCGAGCACGTCATATTGGAGTCCGATCTTATCCTTATTTTCGCCGCTCGCATAGTGATGCATGATGCCCGTCAGATCAAAGGCTGCCTTGATTTCCTCTTTGCTCTTCACCCCTCCATTTTAGAGCGGGCATAAATGCCTTTCCAAGCGAAGATCACTCGCGCCCGGTTTGTGCTCGGGCCGTTCACGTCCGAGGACATGCTGACCATCGGCAACGTGGTAGTGGAGTCGATCAAAGATCGGCTCCACAAGGGCCTGAACATCAACGACCAGCCCGCCAAGCCGTTGAAACCCGGCCGCAACGGTAAGCGGGGCTATCCGGATTATAAGGCGGCGCGCGGCCTCCAGCCGTTCCGCGATTGGTTCTGGATCGGGCGTACGCTCCGGTCGCTCAAAGTGAAATCCGCCAGCGAGAACCGCTGTGTCATCGGCTTCATCGACCCGAATGCGGACCTGATCGCGCACGTGAACAACATGCGCGAGCGCGCGTTCGGCATTTCTCCCAAGGACCGCCAGGCCATGGCTGCGGCTATCAGGGCGGTATTGCGCACCGCGCGAGTGATCCAGATCAGGAAGGCCGCGTAAATGGACCAGGAATCCGTCGTTCTTGAAGTCGATCCGCGCAGTGTTCACCAGGCCATTGTCCAGGCGAACAAGGACGTGGAGTCCTGGGAGAAGGGCATCGTCGGCGCGGGCGACCGGATGCAGAAGTCGCTGGAGCGCATGGCCGACCTGCTCATCAAGGTCAACGACAAGTCCCGCAGTTCGATGGAGCGATTGACGCAGTCCATCGAGAAGCAGGCCGCCGCATACGGCAAGACCGGCGTTGATCGTCTCGTCGCGGAACGCGACCGTCTGATCAAGAAACTCGGCGACGAGGAGGGCATGATCAACCGCGTCCGCGCCGCCTACGAGAAGATGATCGCGGTCGAGCAGAAGAAGGACGGCGGCGGCGCGGAGGCGTTCGGCAGGCAGATCGAGCAGATGATCCGCGACCCGCTCAACGGCGCCAAGGAGGCAGCGGCGGGTCTGCTCGAAAAGGTCGGCACGATGGGCGCCTCCCTCGCGGCCGGAGTCGGGGTCCTCACCGCGATTGCTGTCGCCGGGTGGGAGGCGGCCAAGAGTCTCGGCGAGTACGGCACGCGCATTCGCGACGTGGAGTTGCGCACCGGCCTGGCGGCCAAGGAGGTCGGCCAGTTCGACTTCGCGGCCAAGGCTGTCGGCCAGGACGTGACCATCGTCGAGCGTCTGATGCGTGGCCTGTCGCAGGCCGCCGACGACACCTCGACGCAGGGCGAGAAGGCGCGCGCCACCATGCAGCGGTTGGGCATCGATCTCCGCACCGCGTCGGGCGAGATGAAGCCCACGTCGCTGATCTTGAGCGAGATCTCCGACGCATTGAATAAGCTCCCGGAGGGCGTCCAGCGCGACGCCGCCGCAATGGATCTGTTCAAACGTGTGGGCGTCGAGGCCATCCCGTTCCTCACGGAGTTGAACGAGAACCTGCGCGAGGCCAAGGCACAGGGATTCGGGCCGACCGAGGACGACGTACGCCGGTTCACCGAGTACCAGCGCAATGTCGCGGAGTTGCAGACCAAGTGGGACGCGCTGATGCGGCAGTTCAAAGAGGGCCTCGTCACCACGCTCACCATCTCGATCAACTGGGTGGGCGCGGGCGTGAAGTGGTTCCTCAATACCATCACGCCCTACGGCGACGAGCAGCGCGAGCGCCAGGAAGAAGAGGACGCGCGCCAGATCGCGGCGGCCGGAGGCATCGGCGTGCATGGCTCCAGGAGCGCGCACCGCAGTCTCCAGAACCAGATGGACCAGATGGCGGCCGGATTCATGCAGGACCGCCTGGCCATCGAGGCGCGGATCGCGGAACTGCGGAAGCAGCAGGGGGATCTGGTCGGCAACCTGAGTTGGCTGGCGTACATCGCGCCGACCCAGGACGAGCAGCAGCGCATGGCCAAGGCCGCCAGCATCCAGAAGGACATCGAGAGCATGCAGAACACCCTCGATGAAGCGGAGAAGGCCACGCGCCGCAAGGATCTCAAGGAGGGCCAGTCGTACATCGACGGCCTGCGCGCCCGGTATTTCGGCACGCACGACGGCATCGAGGCGGCGTACCAGCAGGCCAAGAAGGACGTTGGGAATTACCGGAAGCAACTGTTCGAACCGTCGCAACTGCTCACCAAGACGGAGGCCGAGGACCTCAATAAGAAGCTGCGTGAAGCGGAGGGCCGGGAGGCGCGCGCCAAGGCATCGCTCGATGCGGAGTCGGAGCGCAAGAAGTTCCTGACGGAGAGCCAGGCGTTCATCAGGAAGGGCGATGAGGCCGAACTCGACGCCATCGGGAAGATTTACTATCAGCGGGACCTGCTGTTGCAGCAGGCCGCCAAGGTGAAGGCGACCGAGGCCGAGATTGCCGCGATCCGGAAATCCGCCGACGAGCAGACCGGCAAGGTGTTGAAGGATTCCTGGGAGAAGTTCGAGGAGTACGACCAGAAGCGCCGGATCGATCAGCAGAACAAGTTCCTGGAGTTGTTCCTGCCCACGAAGGAGCAATTGAAAGAGTGGGAGGACGTGTTCAAGGCGCAGGAGCGCATCCAGGATATCGATGTGCAGGCGCAGAAGGAGGCACTGCGCCGGCACGCGAACGCGCAGGTAAAGCAAGCCGCGACGCCCGAGGATGCGTACCAGATCCGCGTGGACCTCGCGGTCAAGCTTGCGCAGATCGAGGTGGACCGCATCCGGCGCGAGGACGACAACGCGAAGCGCATGGTGATGGCCGCCGAGGCGCAGAAGCAGCTCTACACCGATCTCGCGGCGGCGCAGGACGAGTTGGAGGAGAAGCGCGCGCAGGCCGCCGAACGCGCTGCCGAGGAGGCCCAGCGCGAGTTCGACACGATCCAGAAGGAGGCGTCGGGCCTGTTCCACACGCTGCTCACCCGGCCCCAGGAGTTCGGCAAGCAACTGGGCAACACCCTTCGCGAGGCGATTCTGAAGCCGGTGACCGATGCGTTCGGCGGCATGATTGCGACCGCCGTGCAACCGCTCGTGGGCGGCATCGGCGGCATGTTCAAAGGCATATTCGGCACCAAGGACCCGGTGAAGGTATCGACGGATCTCAACACCGCCGCCACGGCGCAGAACTCCGCGGCCGTCGCGATGCTCACCGCCGTGCTGGCCGGATTCATGGGCATCGGTATGCCGATGTTCGCCGCGCCGAGCATTCCCGGCATCTCGGGAATCACGCTGCCGTCGTTCTCGGCGCCCGCGCCCGCGACGCGGTGGGCAGGCCTGCCGAAGTTCGCCGATGGCGGCGTCACGACCGGTCCCACCATCGTCGGCGAGGCCGGGCCGGAGTGGGTAATCCCGCTGAAGCGGCTCCACAACATGGGCCTGCCGCCAAGCGTCAATCTCGTTGGCCACTATGGGCCCGAGACGACGGAGGCATTGGGCAAGGCGACCGGCGCGCTCATGGACATTGCACTCCCGGCTGGTCTGGCGGCGTTGGCCGGGCCGGCGGGAATCAGCGTTGGGGATACGCTTATGGCGCTCCTGACAGGCGCCGTGGCCGCTGCGACGCCGCCTCGGAACGACGGTGTCATGCTCGGGGTGATTCCGATTGGGCCGCCCGGAGCGGGCAGCTATGCTGCGTTGAGCGACGAGGCGAAGCTGGCCCGCATCGCCAGCACGGCCCAAAAGGTCCAGGTGACGACGCGTCCTGGGGAGTGGATCGATATTCCTGGCGACACGATCTGGATCGGTCCTCGGCAACGATTCGCCATGCCGGGCGCCAACAACGAGGTTTGGGGAGAGGGCCTGATTCGTGAGGTGTACGATCCGTCTGTCCCGGCCAGTAAACAGCGGATCACCACTCTCGGCATTCCCGAGAACCAGCGCGGGCAGGGCGTCGGGCAGGCGTTGTATTTGGCGGCGCTGAAGCACGGGCCGATCAATTGGGAGGAGCCGTTCCAGAGCCTCAAGATCACGGAGGAGGCGTCCCAGGTGCGCGCCGCGCTGGTCCGCAAGGGCCTCGCAGAGCGCCGGGGCGACTGGATGGTGCTCACGGAAAAGGCGAGGCGGCTATTGGGGATGGACGAGGTGTTCTCTGCCTCCGTGCGCGGCCCGCGCGACCTGGAGTACATGCGCAAGCCAGCGGGGTCGAGGGGCGTGCGCGATCCGCAATCCGACTGGTACTACAAGGAGGGCGGGCGCGACGACTGGGGCATGACGCATGACATGCACGTGGCGTCGGGGCGCAAAGGCGGCCTCAAGAGTGGGATCACGCGGCAGATCCTGATGGCCAATCGCGACCCGGAGTTGGACCCGAGCGGGATGTATATCGGGCCCCCGGTGGACGTGCCGGAGACGACCCACGCTGCGAGCATGAAGCTCGATGCGTTGCTCGGGGATCGGTTCCGGAACATCGTGTGGAAAGAAGTAAAGGGCGTCGCTCCGGGCCAAGGGCAAAAGGTCCGGTATGGCGACGAGATGTTGAGCCTGATCGAAGCGGGCAAGCGGATCGGTAAGGACGCATCGGGGCTTTCGAGTTGGCTCAAAAAGCGATTCCCCGGCCAGCCGTTCGACACCATCGACCTTAAAAGGGCGCTCGACGAACGCGGTTGGACTGGCGGCAAACTGCCCTCCTACGACTCGGGTGGTAGTGTTGCCAGCACCGGCCTGGCGGTCGTCCACAAGGGTGAGGCGGTGATCCCGCAGGCCGACACGCTCAAGCACAGCATCGACAACCTCACGGGCGCGATGAACGGCAACGCCACGATGTTCCGGTGGTTGCTCTCGTCGGTGTTCGGCGGCCGGACAATGGATTACCCCGTCGCGATCCCCGGCATCGGCGCGATCCAGATCCCGATGGGCAGCGGGGGCGCCAGCACCACGTTCAGTATCTCGGGCAGCGGAGGTTATGCGCCCGTCTCTGGCGGCAGCACGACTGCGCTCGCTCCCGAGGGCGGCTATACGCCCGCGCCCTGGGCCTGGTCGAAGACCGCCCTGCCCGCCAGCGAACTGCAACGCATCGACCAGATGGTCGGCGGGCAGGGCGGCAAGTTCCTGTCCAAGGGTGTGTTCAATCAGAAGGCACTCAAGGACGCGCTCTCCAACCTGAAAGGATCGGTGTGGAACGAGGATGCGTGGAACGCATATCCCTGGACCACGGGCGGCGTCCTGGCGGGCGGCGCGCAGGCCATTGCCACGTCGCCTGCCGCTGGCATGGCGGGCGTCTCCCTGGCCCTGGCCGGGCTGACTGGCGACCGGCGCGGCACTTGGGGCGGCGCGATGGAGTCCGCGGCCGGAGGCGCGCTGATCGGCGATCAGGCCGGCGGGCCTTTGGGCGCGGCGGCCGGCGCGTCGTTCGGCTTCGAAGTCGCGATGTTCGAGAAGTTGTTCGGCGTGGAGTCTCCGCAGAACGAGGCGAAACGTCTGGTCAAGCAAATCTACTCGATCAACATCGACAACTCGATGGCCAGGGATATCGTCAACATCGCGCAGCAGAAGTACGCCGGGCACGTGAGCATCGCTGTCCGCGACCCCGACGTGCGCAAGATGTTGATGCTGTACTCGCAGGCGACCGGGCAGAAGTTCCCGCTCTCGGCGAGCACGCCGCAGTCGGTGGCGCTCGCGGAATCGGGCGGCCGCTTGTACCAGCAGGCGACTTATGTGAACGGCATGCCGTACACGTTCCAGAGCAACCTGCCGGTCCTGGGCGGCTACCAGACCGGCACGTATCCCATGCCGGGCGGCGCTCCTCTCTCGCTTCAGGTGAATGTCTCCGGCCAGGGCGCGGCGCAGTTCGTCGCCGGTCAGGTGGTGACGCCGGAGTTTGTGCAGGCCCAGTGGTCGAGCGCGGGGGCGTCCAGCAACGGGCGCCTCCAGAACTCGGCCATGATCCAGCAGCCGGGCCTGCTGGTGTCCTGATCTATTGCAGCCTCCGTCGTGGCGTGGGGCGATCCTCCGCGTCATTCGTGGGGGCGTTCCATCGCTCCAGCGCTCCGGCCAACCGCTCGACGGCGGCGCCAAGCGCGGTGGCCAAACGCACGATGGTTCTGCACTCTTCGATTACTTCCTGCTCGCGGGTCATGGTGGTCCTTTCGGCACTATCCATTCCTCCGGCCCCGGCGACGCCGCAAGGTCTTTCGTAACGATGCCCGGCAACGTCCAAAACGCGGATCCAAATGGGGTGATGCCCTTCGCCCTCTGCACCGCGTTCAGCGAGTCGCGCGAGTACGTCCAATTGCAGGCGCAATACCACGACGGCACCATCCAGCGCTCGCAGTTGGCCAGCACCGCGCGGCGCACGTTCCAGGTTTCGCAGCGATTGAACGCGGCGAAGGCTGCCGCACTCAAGACGTTTTGGGATGGCCAGCAGGGCGGGGTGGTCCCGTTCATCTTCTACAACCTAATCGAAGGCACTTACGATCCGAACGGCAACTCGCTGCAGGGCCGGTACACGGTCGTGTTCCGGGGCAACTGGTCGCAGACCACCGGCCTGGCGCGCACCGATGTTCAGAACCTCGAACTGATCGAAGTCGCTTAATTCTATGCCGGATACGATTGGCCGCATCACGGTCCCAACGCTTGTCTCGTCGGGCCTGACGTTCCCGTTGACGAGCGATATCGGGTACGGCTTCTCGCAGGACCGCCCCGTCGTCGTGCATCGCTTCGGCGAGTTGGACGCGAAGGCAGAGCAGCGTTTCGCGGTCGGACTCGGCCCGCGCAAGTTCGCCTTTAGGCGCCAGCATCTCTCGAAGCACGACCGCAACTCGCTCGTCTCGTTTTGGGAGGGGTTGCAGGGCGCGTGGCAGTCGTTCACGTACAATGCGCCCAACGCCGACCAGACGACGACGCCGACCACGGTGACGTGGGAGTATGCCCCGCTCTCGCTCCAGTACCTCGCCAACGCCTGCCAGGCCGGGTTCAACTTCATCGAGGTGCCGTCCAGCGGGCCGACGTATCAGGTCAACAGCACGTGCCTGCGCTTCCCGTCCTCCGCGCTCAAGACGGCCTTGCTCTCGCAGGTCCAGCAAATCATCCCGTTGATCCACATTCGCGTGCGCGAATCCGCGGTGCCGGATATCTGGCTGTCCGACCGGCGTTGCACGCTAACCGACCAGGCGAGCGGGGCGGTCAAGACGGCGATGGGATGGTCCGCGCTCTCGCAAACGTACCTGCCGCGCGTCCTGGGCCTCGGAGAGCCAGGCTCCGACACGATCATCTCGCAGGATATCCGTGGAACCGCCGACAGCGTGCAGTTCACGTTCGGCAATGCCGACCGCGTGATGACCGCATTGGCCAACGACACGGATCTCAAGTTCGCATCCATCGACCTTTGCCTCCTGCACGTCAACTCGAACACCGTGATCCAACTGTGGAAGGGCTTCATCGTGAGCTACACGACCGACGGCAGCCCGCAGTTCACCGTGCGCTGCTCCGATGGCCTGTTCCAACTCACGCAGATGTACCCGGTGCGCGTGATCTCCCGCCAGTGCTGGAAGACGTTCGCCGATGGCGTCAACTGTCCTTACGCAGGCGATCCAAGCGGCGGTTGCGACTATTACTTCGACTCGGCCAACGGTTGCCAGGCGCATAGCATGACGAAGTACTTCGGCGGCCACCCGGCCGAACCGCAAGGCGTCTGGATCAAAGACAACTCGACCGGCATCTGGGGCATCGGGCGCAGCACCGTCACCGCCACGTCGATCATCTCCGATACCATCTGGGGGAACGCGCTCCAGGAAATCTGGTGCAACGACGACGGTGATCCGGGCAAGGCGTTCTGGGTCAACTGCATGATCGCGGCGGGCCGCGACGAGTCCGACTTCTACGACGCCCTCGGCATCGTGGGCGCCGGCCCGATCTGCTCGTACACGGGGATGCTCGTATACCAGAACGCGGATGGCTACCGCTACATCATCGCGCCCATGCTCGACGGTCAGCCGCCGCAGGGATTTCAGGTAGACGGCAACCTCAACGTCACCAAGGACCAGCCGACCATGGGCCTGCGCGAGGTGACCGGCATCGACCCGTGCGATCCGGCGCACGACTCCTTCTCGCTGGGCCAGGGCACGCCGCAGGTGTGGGGTCCGGAGATGGCAGCCGGGACCGCGTTCGTGGAGATCCGGCGCACCGACCAGAAGGGCATCCAGCCGACCACGACGGACCAGCACCAGATGCAAGTGCCGATCTCGCAGGGCCTCGCGGGCTGGACGTGGGACCAGAACGGCAATCGCTCGCTCATCAACGGTCTGACCAACCCGTTCTGGATCGCGGTCAACTGCTTCCTGCGCGCGCTCGGGCTGTTTGGCGCGTCGTCCGCGATGCAACTCCAGAACTTCGTCCTGACCTCCGTTTACGCGGGCGATGGCAGCGGCGCCGCCGAGATCGCCGACGATCCGGTCACGCCGATCATTGGGACCGGCACGGAGAAGCAGTGGCGATTCCAGGGTGTCCTGGCCGCGCAGAAGCCGTTCCGCGATTGGATGGTCGAGATCCTGGCCTGCGGCCTCGGGTACTTCACTTTCGAGTTCGGCAAATTGAAGCTCGGGTGCCGGATCAACGCGACCGCCGTCGAGGCATTCACGCTCGGCAATATCCTGTTCCAGTCGCTCCGGTTGGAGCCGGTCGAAGCCTCGTTCGAGCATCTGGTCATCGACTTTGCGGATCAGGCGTATCAGTATCAGGCCAACACCGCCGAATACACGGACAAGGACCACGCCGCCTATTACGGGCGCGCCGGCGCGCCGTTGACCGCGCGCCAGCACCTCGTCGGCTGCGGCACGCTCTCGCAGGCGTTGCGCCTGGCGCTCGTCAGGACGCGCGAGGAGATTGGCGGCGTGAACGCGGCCGAGTGGCGCAACGCGCGGAACGCCTATTGGCAGACGACGATTCTGGCCCTCAACACGGAGATCGGTCAGGTCGTCTCGATGACGCATCCCGACGTGCCGGGCGGCGCGGGCAACTTCCGCATCACGTCCTGGCGGCTCAAGAAGGACTGGTCCATCGAGATCCAAGCGAAGACCGTGACGCCCTCGATGTACGACCGCACGGTAGGGCCGCAGGTGCATGAGGTTTTGCCCGACCCGCTGCCCGGCATGTTCTACCCGGTCCCGCTCGGGCCGATGTGGGCGCCGTACCAGGTCCAAGCGCCGGCCAACGATGCATTGTTCGCGGGCGAGTGGACGTTCGACTCCGACCAGACGTATACGACGCTCGCGGACGGCAGCGCGCTCGCCTCCCTGGCCATCACCGGCAAGCTCCCGGTCAACGACTTCAGCCCTGGCGTCGGCGGGCCCGCCATCGGGACGATCTCGCAGAGCAGCACGGGCGGCTCGCTCCCTGGCGGCGTGACCTTGCGGATCGCGCTCTGCGCGCTCGACGCAAACGGCCTTCCCTCGGTGCCGTCGAAGATTGCCATTGTAACGACGGCGGCCGGCACCAATACGAATCAGGTCACGCTCTCCGGCATCACGTGGCCTGCTGTGGCTGGCCTGGCGCGATACGCCGTGTTCGTCTCTACGCAGGACGACCTGATCTGCTGGCAGCAGGGCGACGTGCTCACGGCGGGCGCGGGGAACACCTATACGCCCGGCTCGATCACGATCAACGGGCCTCTGGCGCACTCAACCTGGGCGTTGCCGTCGCCCTACGTCTCGAAGGTCCGGATCAAGGCCAAACACGCGGTCCACAGCGGGATCGTCGGCGTAAACGTGGACAACGTGACCGCGAGCACGATCGTCTGCAATGAACTGGTGAATCCGAACACGACCTTCGATCCCACGGGTCGGGTCGTCTCGGTCATCGGGCGGCCGGAGAGCAGCACGCCGTTCGTGAGCTTCACGATCGCGGCATACGACAAAACGACCGGCACGCTTACGGTGACGCCCTCGCCTGTTACGACGGGCCATCCCGAGCTTTCGGTCCAGAAGAACGACACAATCGTCATCCGGTTCAAGGCCGACGCCGCCAACTCGAGTAACCAGACGCAGATCACCGACTCCGGTTGCCAGAACATGATCTATGCGAACGGGATGACGCCGAACGCGGAGGTCGGCAACATCCTGCGGGTCATCCAGGGCACCGGGCGCGGCCAGTTGCGCAAGATCACCGGCAACACGGCGACGACGCTTTCCTGGGACCTGCCCTTGCTGCTCGACACCACGTCCGTCTGGATCGTGGAAGCTCCGGCGTGGGATTACATCGCAGACTCCACGGCGATCGACAACGCCGACCCGGCGCATGCGGTCACGCTCAACGTGCCGACCGACAACCTCATCAACCAGCCCCTCGTGATTGCCGGGTTCACGGTCGATTCGAACGGCAACGAGTGCCCGGACGGCGACGTGCCGATCCGCGAGGACTGGATCTATGGCGCCGAGGGCGAGGCGCAGGCGGGCTTCATCCTGCCGGTAGCTGGCGTCCTGGGCATCCAGTCCGACGCGGCGCCGGCCTTCTACCTCGCGAAGGATTTCACCGCCGGCGCGGTCAAGGCTTACGTCAAGTCCGCGCCGTTGGGAGCTGCGCTGGTTTTGTCCATCTATATCGGCGCCGAGGTCGATCCATGGATAACGCTGACAATCCCGGCGGGCAGTAAATCCGCCGCCGCGACAGCGGGGCAGATCGATGGGGCCGAGGTCATACCGGCCAACACGAACATCCGGCTCGCGATTACCGCCGTCGGGACCGTCTATCCCGGCGCGGACCTGTCGGTTTTCGTCTACTCGTAAACCCGATTAACAACCCCACCGCGAATCGTCGAAATGCCCGACACTACGCTGCGGCGTCTCAACGCCAAAGTCTGCAAAACCGGCGACTGCTGGGTCTGGACCGGCTCTTTGAGCAACAAGGGATACGGCCAAATGCACGTCTCTGGGAAAAACCTGCTGGCGCACCGCGTGTCCTTTGAACTATTTCATGGGCCGATTCCGCCGGGAATGTGGGTTCTGCATCGGTGTGACAACCGAAGATGCGTCAATCCTGACCACCTGTTCCTTGGGGACTGCGCGTTGAACATGCAGGATTGCGCTGCGAAGGGGCGGCTGCACTTTCAAAAGGCGTCCGGGCGAGGCGAAGAGCACACGCAGGCAAAATTGACCGTTGAACAAGTTGCCGACATGCGCGAGTTGTACAGGTCCGGACGGTTTACCAAGAAGGATCTCGCCGTTCGGTTCGGAATCAGCCCATCCCAAGCAGGCAACATCCTGCTGTACCGCCACTGGAAACACGAGGCCGCAGCCTGATGGACACAATTGCAAAGCTTCAACCGCACCGCACCATCAGCCTCCAGGGTTTTGACGGTTTCGGTGCCGCGGCCGCGCTCTGGGGTGCATCGGACTCAGGATTCAGTCTGTCCGGCGTCTTCCGGGATCAGGGCGATTTTGCGGTACTCGTGCTGTTCCAGAAGGACGATCCCTTCGGGCACCCGCGCTTCTCGTACCTGCCTGATGGCAACATCTCCGGCCTGAAGCTTGACTTCGATATCCAGTTCCAGGGTGTCCAGGCGTTCGAGTCGAAGCGATGGCCGTGGATCGACTGGGCGTACATCAACGCCTATGACGAGAGCGGCAACCTGCTCCAGCACCCGCTCCTGGATCTCGCGGCCGGACCCTCCGGACGCACCGGCGCGTCGGGGATATTCACGCTCAACGTGGGCACGCCGACCTCGACCGATCGCGTGACGCTCTGGTATCAGAACCGGGCGTTCGATTACAGCGTCTCCTCCGGCAGTGGCGGCGCTAGTTCGTGCGTGCAGGCGATCTGGTCGGGTGCGGCGTCTCCATCCACCGAACAGGATATGTGGTGGCAGCCCACGACCGCCTCCACCGACCAGGCCATGTGGTGGCAGGGCGACCACGAATCCTGCGTGCAGGCGATGTGGTGGCAGGGCAACGCGAACTTTACGCATTACGTTCAGATCCAGACCCAGGCGCACGGGTGGAACCACATCTACGGCGTGCAGGAGGACGGACTCAGCAGCGCGGGAATCGCCCAAGCCATGGCGAGTCAGATCAACTCCACCGACCCGTACTGTGCGGCCACGGTAGGTGGCCAGTACGGAAATGAGATCATGATCGTGCTCAAGACCCTGATCCCGATGACGGATCTCGTCGTGTCGAGTTCCGATGGCGGTGCGTCTGCGACGCTCACGATGTACGTGCATTGGGTGCAGATCGGATCGAACAAGTATCAGATCGCCGAGGATGGGCTGAACAGCGCGCAGATTGCGAGCGCCATTGCCGGGCAGATCAACTCCTCGGACCCGAACTGCACGGCGACGGTCACCGGCGCGTACAACAACGAGATCATCGTCGCCCTCAAACCGGGCATTCTCGGGCCTATCTCGGTATCGAGTTCCGATGGCTCCGGCCCGGCGACGCTCGGCGATTACGTGCATTGGGTCCAGATCGGCAGCACCAGGTACTCGTGCGAGCAGGGGGCGCTTTCCGCGGCGGATGTGGCGGCCAACATCGCGGGCCAGATCGCGGCCGGCGATCCGTCTTGCACCGCTACCGCATCCAACAACGCGATCATGATCTCGCTCCGGAGTGGCCAGGCCGGGCCGGTACAGGTATCCAGTTCGGACGGCTCCGCTCCCGCCACCTTGAGCGATGCCATGCACTCCGTAACCATCGGAACCGCGATCTATTCGTGCGCCCAGGATGGCCTTTCGTCTGCGGAGATCGCACAGAACATCGCCGACCAGATCAACGCGAGCGACCCGAACTGCACGGCCACGGTAGGCGGCGACCAGGGCAACGAGATCACAATCACCCTGCGGCCTGGCATCCAGGGTCCGATTTCTGTGTCCAGCACGGATGGATCGGCCCCGGCAACGCTCACCGGGTTCGATCCCTCTGTCGTGTGTTCGACCCTCGCCGACCAGATCAACCAGACGGACTGGAGCCAGAACGGCCCGGTTGCACTCTCCGCAACCGCCTCGGGGAACCAGATCACGATCACGGCAGAGCCGGGCGCGGACGGCAACGCGGTCACGTTCTACGAACTGCACGCGAGTGACAACCTGTACTTCTCGCCGTCCACGCTGCAATTGGCCGGCGGCTCGTCGGATAACGTGCGCTGGCACGTGACCATCGACTTCGGCGCCTTGGGATGGACCGACGTGACGAAGGTGTGGCTCACGTTCGCGCCCGCGCTCGCGAACAGCGCGGCCTACGTGTCGACCGAGTGGAGCGTCAACGTCACCAACTGGACGGTGACCGATCCCTATGGTGTTCGTGCGCTCAAGGTCGCCGGGCCTGGCTCCCTCCGGTTGGAGGAGGACGACCCCTGGGTCACGCAGGCGGGCTATTGGGAGGACCCGTCGCTCGTGGCGCCCAAGGTTGCCGCCTACTGGAGCAAGGGCCGCGCGATTCGGTCGGCATACAGCCCCTACGAGGCGCGCACGCTCACCATCGAGACACACTGCCAGTACACGCACGATGTCTACGTGGGTACGTGGCTCGATACGAACTGCGGCATCATCCAAGCCACACTCGACGGCGGCACGCCGGTCACGCTCGATTGTTACGGTTCTGGCATGCTGGCGCGGCGGCGCCTGTTCCAGAACGTGGCGGCGGGGCACCACACCGTCGTGATCTCGATGACCGGCGACAAGAACGCGAGCAGCAATGGGTGGTACTTCTATTTCGACTTCCTGGAGTGCGCCGTCCTGACCGACGTGCCCGACGCGCCGGAGACGCGCTCCGACGTTGGCCTGGCCACGGACTTCGACACCGATAACACGTACAAGCTGTCGCCACAGCGATTGATTTGGAATCTCGAGAAGCTCGGCCTCGTGGGCGAGATCGACCATTACTGCGGCGTGTTCTGGTGGAACCAGCGTAAGGCTTCGGGCGGCAACTATCCGAGTGCGACCATCACGTTCGACGGGGCCTGGCAGGATCAGGACGTGATTTGGGTTCACATCGGCGACGGCGCTATCGGCAAGACCGTCTTCCCCGCCGACACATCGGAGACGATCGCCGCGCATTTCGCGTACTTCATCAACGCGACGCTCGTCGGCGTGTGGGCCGAGGCGAACGGAGCGGTCCTGACGATCACCTGCCGCAGCACCGGCACGAACTGGCTCTATACGTTGTCGGTCGATACCAGCACGGCGCACGGGACCGCGACGGTGGTGGGCGACCTCAGGACCGGCGCGGCCGATCCGACGTGGGTCATCGACCCGACCGCGACGCAGCCCCTGAACCGCGCGATCCGCGACTGGCACGCGGATTACTTCTCCGCGCTCAAGGCGGCCGGAATCGGCGTGGTCGTCTCGTTCTCGCAGGAGTTGGTCAACCCGCCCGACGATCCGGCCAGCGGCGCGGTGTGGACGCAGAGATATCCGGACGGTAGCCCGGCGACCACGGACACCGGCTTCGGTGGGCTGTATAGCTCGATGGCGGCATTCGGTACGCCGGTTGTGAACTACATGGCATCCGTCTATGCGCAGATGGCCGGGCTGATGGTGGCGGCGGGCCTCCCGCCCCGGCTCCAGTTCGGCGAGGTGCTGTGGTGGTACATCGTCGGCGCGAGCGGGATGGGCTTCTATGACGCCGACACCACGGCTGCGGCGCAGGCCGCCCTTGGCCGCGCGCTCCACACGTTCCTGACCGCCAACGACGACCCCAGCGTCAACGGGTACGCGGACGC